ACTTGCTGACGGTGCTGATTACGGTACTTCTGGTGGTGTTTATACTGTAAGTAATACTGATGTAACTACTGCATACGAACTACTTGAAGATCCTGAGTCACAGACAATCGACTATATCTTGACTGGTCCTTCTGGTGCTACAGATGCTGAGGCACTTGCTAAGATCACTGCTTTGACAAATATTGTTGAAGAGCGTAGAGATTGCATGTTATTTGTATCTCCTCGTCGTGGTAACGTTATTGGTTTAAGTAGTGCAAATACAATTACCAATAACATTATTAGTTTCTTTGATCTACTACCATCATCAAGTTACTCAGTATTCGATTCTGGTTACAAGTATATCTACGATAAGTATAATGATGTTTATCGTTACATTCCTTCTAACGGTGACGTTGCTGGTCTTTGCCTACAAACCACTGAAGTTTCAGAACCTTGGTTCTCACCTGCTGGTTTCCAACGTGGTATCTTGAGAAATGCAATCAAACTTGCATATACTCCTAACAAGACTCAGCGTGATCGTCTGTATGGTGCTCGTGTTAATCCTATCGTTTCCTTCCCTGGTCAAGGTGTAGTTCTATTTGGTGATAAGACTGCACAAGGATTTGCATCCGCATTTGATAGAATCAACGTTCGTCGTTTGTTCCTAACAATTGAGAGAGTTATCTCAGGTGCTGCTAAGTCACAACTCTTTGAGCAAAATGATGCTGCACAGCGTTCATTGTTCCTCAACATTGTTGAACCTTATCTCCGTGAAGTTCAAGGTCGTCGTGGTGTAACTGACTTCTTAGTTAAGTGTGATGATGATAACAACCCTTCTGAGGCTGTTGATCGTGGAGAGTTCTACGCAGAAATCTTCGTGAAACCAACACGTACAATTAACTACATTACTCTTACATTTACAGCAACCAGAAGTGGTGTTGCATTTACGGAAGTAGCAAGTTAATGAAAATAAAACCTCTTAAACATTGCAGGTTATCCCAGATGAAATTCTTCTACTGGGATCCTAAAGATGATCCAAGAGAACCAGAATATTGGGAGACCCGCAATGGGTCTCCTTTTTTTTGTCTGAAAATATGAATTATTCTAAATATTAAAGAAAGAGATTGGATCCAATAACCATGGCAAAAAGAGGTACTATTGACGATTTTAAAGCGAATGTCGCTTCAGACTTTGCTCGTCCTAATTTATTTCAAGTAGACCTTGCGTTCCCTTCAGGAATTATTAATAATGCAAGTCTTGTAAATCTTGGAAAGTTTACTGTTCGTGCTGCGAATCTACCATCCTCTCAAATCGGAGTTATTGAAGTTCCTTTTAGAGGTCGTGTTTTAAAAATCGCAGGAGACAGAACCTTCGAACCTTGGACAATCACTGTACAGAACGACAGCAACTTTGCTCTTCGTAATGCATTTGAACTTTGGGCAGCTGCCATTCAAGCATATAACGAGAACTTTACATCTGCTGCTGGACTTGGTGATCAAGATGATAGTACTGGTTACTTTGCTGATATGAGTGTTCATCAGTTAGCACGTGATATCAAAGATGGTGAGAAGCCTAAGGTACTCAAGTCTTATAAGTTCTATAACGTGTTCCCAAGTAACATCGCCGCAATTGATCTAGATTATGGAAACAATGATGCGATTGAAGAATTCACAGTTGAACTCCAGACACAATACTGGACTCCTCTAACACCTACTTCGAATGACTGATAAATAGATCAGGACCAATTTAATCTAGAATATAATGGCAAATCAGCTCTTCGGATATAGTCTTGAAAGAGCGAAGAAGGTCCCCAAGGGGCCTTCTTTTGTTCAAAAAGATAACATGGATGGTTCGCAACCTATAGTGGGTGGCGGATACTATGGTTATTCTGTTGATTTTGACGGATCTATCCGCAATGATTACGAACTTATCACCCGATATAGGGAGATGGTAATGAATCCTGAGTGTGATAGTGCAGTTGATGATATAGTTAACGAAACAATTTGTGGAAACTTTGATGATGTACCAGTTGAGTTGGAACTTTCCAACCTAAAGGTGTCGGATAAAATTAAAAAATTAATGAGAGAGGAGTTTGATGAAGTTCTCCGTCTCCTTGATTTTGAAAATCGTGCGTATGAAATCTTCCGTAGATGGTATGTTGATGGAAGACTTTTTTACCACAAAGTAATTGACCCTAAAAAACCTAAAGACGGTCTTCTTGAACTTCGCTATATCGATCCTCGTAAGATTCGCAAGGTAACTGAGTATGAGAATAAGCGTCCAGAGCAATTGCGTGGGGTAGATCTTAATACTCAATTAACACAAAAAGCAGCAGAGTACTTCTTGTATAACCCTAAAGGTTTGAAGAACTCTACGAATCAGGGTATGAAGATTACTACTGATTCTATTACATATTGTCATTCTGGTATTCAAGATCTGAATAAGAACATGACTCTTAGTCACCTGCATAAGGCGATTAAAGCAGTTAATCAGTTAAGAATGATTGAAGACTCTCTTGTTATCTACCGTTTATCAAGAGCACCAGAAAGAAGAATTTTCTATATTGATGTAGGTAATCTACCTAAGAATAAAGCGGAGCAATATCTCCGTGAAGTGATGAGTCGTTATAGAAATAAGATGGTCTATGACGCAAACACTGGTGAGATAAAGGATGACAAGAAGTTCATGTCTATGCTTGAGGACTTCTGGTTACCACGTAGAGAAGGTGGTAGAGGTACAGAAATTTCTACACTTCCAGGTGGACAAAACCTTGGAGAACTTGAAGACGTAAAATATTTCCAGAAGAAATTATACAAAGCACTTAACGTACCTGGTTCACGTTTAGAAACAGAAACGACTTTTAATGTTGGTCGTGCTGCAGAAATTACTCGTGATGAAGTTAAGTTCCAGAAATTTATCGCACGTCTCCGTAAGAGATTCGGTGAATTGTTCATGGATCTTTTGAAAGCTCAAGTAGTTCTTAAGGGTATTATAACTCTTGAAGAATGGGATGAGATGAAGACCCATATTCAATTCGATTATGTTGCTGACAATTACTTTACTGAACTGAAAGAAATTGAAATTCGCAACGAGCGTATGAATCAAGTTAATGTTATGGATCCTTATGTTGGTAAATATTTCTCTGTTGAATACATGCGTCGTCAAGTTCTGAAGCAGACTGACCAAGAAATCATTGAAATTGATGAGCAGATAGAAGAGGAAACTGAAGCAGGAATCATACAAAGCCCTGAAGAATTAGCAGCAATGGAAGCGGGAATTGATCCTGCTGCTGCTGGTGGTGGTGCCCCTGCACAGGAGGTAGCACCTAATCAATCCACAATTGATCCTGCGGATCAAAAGCGGGGAGAATTCTAAACTTACTAAATAATACTACAGTGGGAACATATTATGCCTAGTGATATTGCTAAACAAATCGTCCAACAAGTTTTTGGCGATGATAAAGCAGCCGCAGTTGATTCAATTAATGATGCTTTGGGTGCTTCTACATATGATGCTATTCAAGCAAGAAAAGTTGAATTTGCAAAAGCGATGGGTTTTGAGTTAGATGATACTGCTCAAGATTCTGCTGATGAAATAGAGAAATCTATTGATGGAGTTGGTGATGCTGAAGTGACGGATGTTGATACCTCTGGTGTCAGACTTCCTTCAGATCCAGATCCAAATGAAGTAGAACAACCTACTGCTGAAACAGAAACACCCACAGAGGAACCTGAAACCATAGAGGAACCAAAAGATGAGACTGATAGCTGAAGAACTTACAGACGTTAAATTTTTAACGGAAGAAAAGGAAGGCAAGAAAAATTACTTCATTGAAGGTATCTTTTTGCAAGCGGAATTAAAAAACCGTAATGGCAGAATGTACCCTCAGAAAACATTGGCACGTGAAGTTGCTAAATATGATGAGTCTTATATTAAATCTGGTCGTGCTCTTGGTGAATTAGGTCACCCTGACGGACCTTCTATTAATTTAGATAGGGTTTCACATAAGATCGAATCTTTGAAAGAAGATGGAAATAACTTCATCGGTAGAGCAAAGATACTTGATACACCAAACGGAAAAATTGCAAAGTCTTTACTCGATGAGGGTGTAAGACTTGGAGTTTCTTCCAGAGGTATGGGATCAATCAAGAAGGAATCTAACTGCAATGTTGTATGTGACGATTTCATGCTTGCCACTGCTGCTGATATTGTAGCAGATCCTTCTGCACCTGATGCTTTCGTAAATGGAATCATGGAAGGTAAAGAATGGGTTTGGAATAATGGTGTACTCAAAGAGTCTGCTGTTGCCCAAATCAAACAAGAAATTGATGAAGCAACTCTTATTAATCTGCAGGAGAAGAAAATCTCCGCATTTGCAGCATTTTTAAAGAGTTTGTGATTTATAAATAAATAAAGATAACGCTAAAGCATACACGGAGTTCAAACAATGGCTGAGACCTCACTCGATAAAGAGTTAGATAACATGGAAGAAGTGACCGAAGGATCTAACGCAGTTACTAAAAACGCCAAACCTGCTGAAAAGATTGATACATCTAAATCAACCGATTCACTGGGTGGAAGTGGTAAGAAAGTAATTAACGTCACCACGGATTCCTTGGAAGGTGCCGCTGGCACAAAGAACGCAGGAAAATCTGCTGCTAACTCAGTTAGCGTAGAAGGTTCTAAATCCTTGGCAACCAAACCTAGTGCAGCATCATCAAAACAGGAGGACGTAGAAGATGACAGCGAAAAGGAAACAATCGCTGAAACCGACCTCGACTTTACTGAGGATGTTGACGCTCTTGTCGCAGGTGAAGACCTCTCAGAAGAGTTCCGACTAAAAGCAGCGACTATCTTTGAAGCAGCGGTAACAAGCCGTGTTAACAAAGAAGCAGCAGCGTTACAAGAGGCGATGGAATCTGCCTTAACTGAAGAAGTTGAAAAGATTCAAACAGAATTGGCCGAGAAGGTAGACGATTATCTCTCTTATGCCGCCGATCAATGGATGAAGGAAAATTCCCTTCAGATCGAGCACGGCATTAAGACCGAGATGGCAGAATCGTTCTTCAACGGCCTAAAAGGTCTCTTCTTAGAGCACAACTTTACAGTGCCTGAGGAGAAATTCAACCTGCTTGATGGTATGGCAGGTGAGTTAGATGATATGGAAGCTAAACTCAACGAGCAAATCGATTCTAATGTATCTTTAAATAAGAGGATTGGAGAGTTTGTTAAAATGGAAATTGTGAACGAATGTGCAGTGGGACTCGCTGAGACCCAAAAAGAGAAGCTTGCTTCTCTCGCAGAGGGTGTTGAGTTTGAAACTGAAGATGACTTTAGAAATAAGGTCAATACGATCAAGGAATCATACTTCACTAGGAAGGCTGAACTTACAGAATCTGTAGGCGAACCCACCGAAGAAGCATCTGAACCCCTTGTCGAAAGTACAGCAAGTGGCACTATGGGTAAATACGTAGATGCAATCGCTCGCTGGTCCAAATAATTAATAATCAAAACTACTTTTAGAGAGACAAATGTCTATTAAACAACTCCAAGAAAAGTGGGCACCCGTTCTGAATCACGAAGCTCTTCCAGAGATTGACGATTCACATAAGCGTGGCGTAGTCGCACAACTTCTTGAGAACCAAGAAAAAGCACAGATCGAAGAAGGACAAGTCCTTAATGAGACTCTGCAAACAACAGGTTATACCAACGCAAACACAGCTACTGGCGGTGTTGCTGGTTTCGACCCCGTATTGATCAGTCTTATTAGACGTTCAATGCCACAACTAATTGCATATGATATCGCTGGCGTTCAGCCAATGACTGGTCCTACTGGACTTATCTTTGCGATGAGAACTAACTACGGTTCAGAGCGTAGACCTGCGAACAGTGACTTCCGAGAAGCAATGTTCAACGAGCCTAACGCTGGTTTCTCTGGTGGAAAGGGAGAAGGATTATCAAATTACGATCCTACTGCTTCTTCTTCTGGTGTTAACGATGCTGAAGGTGCTAACCCTGGACTTCTTAATGATTCCCCTGCTGGAACATATGAAGCAACTGGTGATGCTACTGGTATGACAACCTCTACGGTTGAAGCACTAGATGATTCATCAGCGAACAACGAATTCCGTGAAATGGGATTCGCCATCGAGAAGGTAACTGTAACAGCTCGTGCTCGTGCATTGAAAGCTGAGTACAGTATTGAGCTTGCTCAGGACTTGAAAGCAATTCATGGTCTTGATGCCGAGCAAGAGCTAAGCAACATTCTCTCAACAGAGATCCTTGCTGAAATCAACAGAGAAGTTGTTAGAACTATCTACACAAACGCTGTTGCTGGTGCTCAAAACAATACTGCTACTGCTGGTATCTTTGACCTTGACGTTGACTCTAATGGACGTTGGTCTGTTGAGAAATTCAAAGGACTTCTATTCCAAATCGAAAGAGATGCTAACGCTATCGGTCAGCAAACTCGTCGTGGGAAGGGCAACATCTTGATCTGCTCTGCAGACGTTGCTTCTGCTCTAGGAATGGCTGGCGTTCTTGACTACGCTCCTGCTCTTAATGGTAACAACGCATTGACAGGTGTAGACGATACTTCTTCTACTCTAGTTGGTACTCTTAACGGTAAGATTAAGGTCTACGTTGATCCTTATTCTGCTAACGTTGCTGATAAGCACTTCTACGTTGCTGGATACAAAGGAACTTCTCCTTATGACGCTGGATTGTTCTATTGCCCTTACGTGCCATTGCAGCAAGTCAGAGCGATTAATCCTGACACCTTCCAACCAAAAATTGGATTTAAGACTCGTTACGGTATGGTTTCTAACCCATTCTCAGGTGGTCTTACACAAGGTTCTGGTGCTCTTACAGCTAATGCTAACAAGTACTACAGGCGTACACAAGTTGCTAACATCATGTAATTTGGTGTTATTAACACATAACTTTAAAGAGACCCTAAGGGGTCTCTTTTTTTGTATAAATATCTCAGTTTGACCAATAGTAATGACAAGTCTAATTGACCCAAAGAAATACTCCGATGCAGTTGACCTATTAAGGTCATTTTTTTTGTCTAAAGGTTTTCTAGAAGTACACACTCAGAACCGTTTAAGTATCCTTGCTGCTTGTGAAGATCCTACAACAGTAGCAACATACAACTACGGTGGTAATATATGGCCACTACCACAGACAGGTCAGATGTGGCTAGAACATGAATTACTTTCTAACCCCAAAGAAGAGGGGTTTTTCTGTGTCTCTACATCATACAGAGCAGAACCTAATCCTGTACCTGGTAGACATGAGACTATCTTCCCTATGTTTGAATTTGAAATGAAGGGTGGTGTAGAAGAACTTCAACTCATGGAGTGGGAACTATGTGAATGGTTAGGTCTACCACTAGAAAAAGATTCTATAAGAACTTATGATGATTGGACTAATCAATTTAATGTTAAAGAACTAGACCATGATCATGAAGAGAAGATTGGTCGTGGTATGATTACACGCTTCCCTGAGTGGACATCACCTTTCTGGAACATGGCACGTAATGAAGATGGTACCAGTAAGAAGATTGATGTTATATTAAATGGTATGGAAACCATTGGTAGTGCTGAACGTAGCACTGACAAGGATCAGATGAGAGACACATTCTATACCATCTCTGATGGACAGTATGCTCAACTCATCATTGATTTGTTTGGTAGAAGTAGGGTAGAAGCAGAACTTGAAAAGTTCTTATCATTTGACTTCTTCCCTAGATCTGGTGGAGGCATCGGAATGACTCGTATAATATCAGCCCTTGAATAGGGCTCTTTGTGAGGTGGCGAAACGGTAAACGCTCTAGTCTGTTTAACTAGTGTCTCTGGCGGGACTTGAAGGTTCGACTCCTTCCCTCACAGTTTTTAAAAAAATTATTTATGAACTATAAAAAAACAGAACCAGTTAAATCATTTAATGGTATTAGTGTTGTTTTATTGCGTGGTGCATTAGGTTCACATTACATGAAAGACTGGACACCAGAGCAAATACAAGAGTATAAGGACTGGGTAAGTAAGAATGCGTAGGCATATATTTTTGTTAATACCAACACAAACCATTATAAATAATATCAGTCAGGGAAACCTACACACATAAGAGGAACAACAAGATGCACTGAAACCTTCTCTATATCATATGTAAAGTTAAAGGAGAATAAGTATGCATAACATCGTTTCGCAAAATAGTTTGGCAGAGTGGAATCACCATACGTCCGAACAGGATAAAATATTAGATGATTACTACGAATGTCTAATCGAGTGCGAGACTGATCAGCCCAGTTGTAAACGAATCTGTAGAGAGATTCTGGTTTAAAGAACACAAAAAGGAATATAAAGGACTCTTCGGAGTCCTTTTTTATTGGGTGCCTAAATATTAATGGAACAAGAATAGTCTAATGGCAAACTGGTACGAAGACCAATTAACAAATAGAAACTTTCTTTCTCCAATAGGATTTCTATTCATTTTGGATAAAGCTAGAAAGGTATCTTTCTTGTGTCAAAAGGCAGAAATCCCTACTGTAGAATTGGGGCAAGTCGAGATTCCAACTAGAGGTATGGTTCCTATCCCAGTTGAAGGAAACATGCGTTATAGTGAATTTTCTATTGAGTTTATTGTTGATGAAGATCTAAGAAATTATATGCAGATCCATAACTGGATGCGAGCATTAGGAACTCCTCAAGAATTTAAAGAACGACGAGTCTGGTTAGACAAATATGCAGATAGTCCGTCAGAAGATCCTAGATTTTCAGATGCTACACTACAGATATTAAACAATAACAATCAGGCAAACTTTGATGTTGTGTTTAAGGATATGTTTCCTGTAAGTTTATCATCATTACCATTTGATGTTACTGGTGGTGATAATGATTACTTCACCTCAACAGCAACGTTTAGATATACACTATACGAAATAAGAAATACAAACTCACAAACAAAACGATAACCTATTGATTTTTTTATATTATGAACTTAGAAACATTGCAGGATATGTGGAAGTCTGATTCTAAATTAGATGATGATCTACATGATAATGATTCCTTGGCAATTCCTCAACTTCATATGAAGTATATGGAGTTTCATAATCAATATTCCCTTATGAAAAAGGAAAGGGATATTGAAATGAAACGTCTCATCAAAGATAAGTGGTTGTACTACAAAGGTAAGGCACCGTCTTCCATCTATAAGGAGATGCCATTTGATCTCAAACTTACTACTAAGGAAGAGATCTCGATGTTTATTGAAGCAGATGAAGATATCGGAAAACTTAAGTATAAGATTGAATACATAGACCAAGTGATCTTCTTTTTAGATGGCGTTTTGCGTATGATTAATAATCGCACGTATCATATTAAGAATGCTATTGAGTGGAAGAAATTTCAAAGTGGTTTTTAGTAATGAATTATGGACTTTTTTACAAGGAAGTATCCTTCAACACTCAGTCAATTAACATAGTACGAAAAGCAATATCACAAGATTTAAAATTTACTAAAGGAGAATTACACAGCAGTCAAAGATCAACTAGAAGTTCTGAAGTAGCGTGGGTAAGAGATATGGATCTATTGTCTATGCTTATGCGTATGTCTAAACAGATTAATAGATCTGCTAATTGGAACTTGAATCTTGCAGGTATAGAACCTATACAATTTGGTATCTATGGGGAGGGAGATTTTTATGACTGGCATGTGGATCAACATCCAAAACCTGTCAGGGGAATGGTTAGAAAGATTAGTATGTCTCTTTTCCTTAATGATGACTATGAAGGAGGGGAGTTTGATTTGGAGATATATAGACCAGATGCAGATCCAAGGTATAAAACTTTTAAGTTAAAACCTTGGTCTGCTATTTTTTTCCAAGGTGATCAATGGCATAGGGTAAGACCTATCACATCTGGAGTTAGAAAATCAATTGTAGCATGGTTTTATGGACCTCCTTATTCGTAAGAAGAATGAAGTTTATTTGAAAGTTGAAGCGGAACCTCATCTCCATAAGGAGGCAGCAGAATTTTTTACCTTTGAAATCCCCTCTGCAAAATACATGCAGAAGACGAGGAGGTACAAAGGTTGGGATGGTAAAGTACGGTTATACTCACCTGCTACTGGGGAGATCTATTGCGGTTTAGTAGATTATCTAACTGACTGGGCAAAGGGAAGGGGATATCATTATCAGTTCGAGGAATCTCAATACTTTGGACATCCCAAGGATCAGAATGATCTAGTAACTCCTGAGTCTGTAGTTGGATTTGTTCAAGCATTGGGTCTTCCTTCGGGATTAAAGGTTCGGGACTACCAATATTCAGCAATATACGAGTGCCTACGATACAACAGACGGCTCCTATTGTCCCCAACTGCCAGCGGGAAATCCTTAATGATTTATTCATTGGTTCGGTTTCATGTAAATGTTAAAAGGAATGTACTCATTATAGTACCAACTACATCTCTTGTTGAACAAATGTACAAAGACTTTACACAGTATGGTTGGAATACTGAGTACCACTGTCATAAAATCTATGCTGGTGAAGAAAAATATACAGACCATGATGTAGTTATATCAACTTGGCAGTCCTTATATAAGGAACCACGAAAGTTTTTTGATAGGTTTGATGTTGTAATTGGTGATGAAGCTCATTTATTTAAAGCAAAATCACTCACCAGATTAATGTCTAAGTTGCATAGTTGCAAATATCGTTATGGGTTTACTGGTACGTTAGATGGGTCAGACACTAATCAATTAGTGTTGGAAGGTGTGTTTGGTAGATGTTCAAAGGTTACTAATACATCTGATCTAATGAAGAAAGGACATGTTTCCAAACTTAAAGTAAAGATTCTTTTGTTAAAGCATGAAGAAAAGATTTTTGAGGGATACCAAGATGAAATGGATTACCTTTGTGAGCATGAACATCGTAATAAATTCATCCGCAACTTAGCGTGTGACTTAAAGGGAAACACACTGGTACTATTCAATTACGTGGAGAAGCACGGTCTCCCTCTTTATGAGATGATAAATAGTCATACCGACAGACCAGTACATTTAGTTTATGGTGGAGTGGATGTCGATGACCGAGAACAAATTCGTAAATTAGTAGAACATGAAAACAACTCAATTATTGTTGCCTCTTATGGCACTTTCAGTACTGGGATTAACATTAGGCGGTTGCACAACCTCATCTTCGCCAGTCCCTCCAAGTCCAGAATTAGAAATCTTCAATCCATTGGCAGAGTCCTCAGAAAAGGACGGTTAAAAGATAAGGCAATATTATATGATATTGCAGATGACATCTCTACAAATCGTGGGCATAATTACACATTGAATCATTTAATGGAGAGAGTTAAAATCTACAAAGAAGAGAACTTTAATTATGAAATCATAGATGTAAAAATAAAATCTGATGATTAATTACGCAAAACACGAAGAAGAATTTTACGGAGTTTTTAAACTCGTCAGTGGAGAAGAAGTATTGGGTAAAGCAGTACTTACGGAAGATAATGGAGAAACACTTTGCTTTGTTCAGAATCCTGTTTCTACAATAGTTCTTAATAATAAAGATAATGAAGGTCGCATCGCTCGTGGGATAGGTTTTGCTAAATGGATGCAGTTCTCTGATGAGGATTTTTATGTCATAAGAGAAAAAGATGTTCTAACAGTTTCAGCGATGAATAAAGAAATTTCATTTATGTATGAAGCATTTATTCACAGTGAAAATCAAGGTAAACCACCAAAAAAAGATAAGTTAAAAATTGATCCCAAACCCAGTATGGGTTACCTAGGAAAAATAGA